CCGCATATTTATAAGATGCGGGAGAAACATCCAGATAAAGACTATGGAGATTATTGGAGAATAATGTTCTATGCGCCGGGATTAACTACTATCCCACGAAAGTTAGCGCGTATGAAACAACACAAGAAAATGGGTAGATATATAAAGATTCAAAAGCTCCATATTACTGGTGACGTGCAATGTATTAAGGTTGATAGAGAAGATGGTTTGTTTCTCGCAGGGACAGAATATATCTGTACACATAATACAAAGAGCGAGTTTGCAAGCTACTTATTACCGGCTTGGTTTCTCGGGAAGTATCCTGAGAAGAAAGTAATCCAGTGCTCCAATACGGCTGAACTCGCTGTTGGGTTTGGAAGGAAAGTTAGAAACCTTGTAGACAGTGATCTGTACACCAAGGTCTTTCCAGACGTGAAGTTGAGGCAGGATTCAAAAGCCGCAGGTAGATGGTCTACGAATAGAAACGGTGAGTATTTTGCTATTGGTGTTGGGGGTACGGTGACTGGTAAAGGTGCGGATCTGTTGATCATCGACGATCCACACTCCGAGCAGGAAGCGGCTCTCGCGGCTCATGATCCCAAGGTTTATGACAAGGTGTATGAGTGGTACACCTCGGGTCCACGACAGCGATTACAGCCTGGCGGGGCAATCATCGTGGTCATGACTCGGTGGGGAAAACGGGATCTCGTAGGGCAGGTTTTGAAAGCCGCCGCACAGCGCGGTGGTGAAGACTGGGAGGTGGTTGAGTTCCCCGCAATCCTTCCATCCGGCAAGCCTGTATGGCCTGAGTTCTGGAGCCTAAAGGAGTTAGAAGCTCTAAGGGAGGAGTTGCCTAATGGTAAGTGGCAAGCTCAGTACCAGCAGAACCCGGTAGCTGAAGAAGCGGCCGTCATCAAACGCGAGTGGTGGAAGCGGTGGGAGGAAGAGGATCCTCCGGACTGTGAGTTTGTGCTTCAAGCGTGGGATACGGCGTTTGAGAAGAACCAGCGGGCTGACTATTCGGCCTGTACGACCTGGGGCGTGTTCTATAGGAATGATGAGCACGGTGAACCTCAGGCAAACATCATCTTGTTGAACGCCATACGTGATCGAGTGGAGTTCCCGGACCTAAAGAAACTGGTGCTTCAACAGTACAAAGAATGGGATCCGGACTCGGTGGTGATTGAGAAACGGGCGTCTGGTGGTCCGTTGATCTATGAGCTGCGGGCCATGAATGTGATGGTTCAAGAGTTTACGCCTGTAAAGGGGAACGATAAGATAACTCGCCTGAACGCCGTTTCAGACATCTTTGCTTCGGGTCGCGTGTGGGCACCAAACACCTCGTGGGCCGAAGAGGTGGTTGATGAAGTGGCGGGCTTTCCCAACTCGGAACACGATGACTACGTGGATACCGTCTCGTTGGCTCTCATGCGGTTTCGTCGAGGAGGTTACATCCGTACCGCACTTGACGAAGAAGATGAGCCGTCCTACTACCGTAGACGCCCAGCGTTCTACTAAGGAACAAACATGATCGACAAGTCCTTTTATCAAGCACCCCAGGGTACTATTGACTTGGAGGAGCCTGATGTTGAGATCGTTATTGAAGAGCCGGAATCAGTAGCCATCCGATCAGGGGATGTTGAGCTTCTCATTGAAAAGATGGATCCGGACTTCGGTGCGAATCTGGTTGAACTGATGGACCCGCAAGAACTCTCCCATTTGGCCGGAGAGTTGATTGGCGAGTTCGAGATGGATCTTTCGTCTCGCAAAGACTGGATTCAAACGTATGTAGACGGTCTTGAGCTTCTTGGCATGAAGATCGAGGACCGGACTGAGCCGTGGCCGGGTGCCTGTGGTGTGTATCACCCTCTTTTGGCTGAGACGCTAGTCAAGTTTCAGTCAGAGACCATCATGGAGACCTTTCCTGCTCAGGGTCCAGTCAAGACACAAATCATTGGTAAAGAGACGACCGAGAAGAAAGATGCTGCGATTCGTGTCAAGGACGATATGAACTATCGCTTGACCGACGAGATGACCGAGTACAGGCCCGAACATGAGCGAATGCTGTGGGGCTTGGGCTTGGCGGGTAACGCTTTCAAGAAGGTCTACTACGATCCGAACCTCGAACGCCCGGTGGCTACGTTTGTACCGGCTGAAGACATGGTGGTCCCGTATGGCGCATCGAGTTTGATGACTGCGGAGCGTGTAACCCATGTTATGCGGAAGACTAAGAACGAAATCGTGCGTCTTCAGGCCGCAGGGTTTTATGTTGACGCCGAACTTGGCGAGCCGGTAGCGACCTTTGACGAGGTTGAGAAGAAGATTGCTGAGAAGATGGGGTTCCAAGCCACCTCAGATGACCGGTTCAAGCTGCTCGAGATGCACGTTAACCTCGATCTTCCGGGTTTTGAGGACATGGAAGACGGGGAAGAGACGGGAATTGCTCTGCCTTACGTGGTCACGATTGAGAAAAACACGCAAACCGTGCTGGCCATCCGCAGAAACTGGAACCCAGACGACCCTCTAAAGCTCAAACGGAACCATTTTGTTCACTACGGCTACGTTCCGGGCTTTGGTTTCTACCACTTTGGCCTGATTCACTTGATCGGAGCGTTTGCCAAGTCTGGAACCTCTCTGATCCGGCAGCTTGTAGACGCTGGAACCCTATCGAACCTCCCTGGCGGCTTCAAAACCCGTGGTTTGAGGGTCAAAGGTGACGATACGCCCATCTCGCCGGCCGAATGGAGGGATGTAGATGTCGCCTCCGGGACGATCAAAGACAACATCCTGCCGCTTCCGTACAAAGAACCCAGTCAGGTTTTGGCAGGATTGCTCGACAAGATCATTGATGAGGGCAGGAGGTTCGCATCTGCGGCTGATCTGAAGGTTGCAGACATGTCCTCCCAGAGTCCGGTGGGTACCACCCTAGCGATTCTGGAGAGAACGCTCAAGATCATGTCGGCCATCCAGGCTCGGATTCATTACTCGATGAAACAGGAGTTCAAGCTCCTGAAGACCATCATTCGGGACTACACCCCGGAGGAGTATGACTACGAGCCGGTGGAAGGCACCCGTCGGGCCAAGAAGGGCGACTACGATCAGGTCGATGTCATCCCGGTTTCTGATCCCAACGCCGCAACAATGTCGCAGAAGGTGGTTCAGTACCAGGCCGCGCTTCAGCTCGCACAATCGGCACCCCAGTTGTACGACCTCGCCCAGCTTCATCGGCAGATGTTGGATGTACTGGGTATCAAGAATGCGTCCAAGCTGGTGAAACTTGAAGACGATGAGAGGCCGACGGATCCGATTACCGAGAACATGAACATGCTTAGGATGAAGCCGCTCAAGGCGTTTTCATTCCAAGACCAAGATGCTCATATTGCAGCGCACCAAGCGTTCTTGCAGGATCCGAAGACTGCACAGATGATCGGTCAGAATCCTTTGGCCAATCAGATGATGGCGGCTATGCAGGCGCATATTGCAGAGCACTATGCCTTCGCATACCGCAACATGATTGAGCAGCAGGTAGGGGGTCCGTTGCTTCAGACGGGTGAGGATGAGCCTCTGCCTCCCGATATGGAGAACGCGGTGGCACGGATGGTTGCCCAAGCGGCCCAGCAGCTTACCCAGAAGCACATGGCCGAAGCCCAACAGCAGCAGGCCCAACAACAAGCCCAAGACCCGATCATTCAGATGCAACAGCAGGAACTCCAGCTCAAAGCGCAGGAGCTCCAGCGTAAGGCCCAGAAGGATCAGGTGGATGCTCAACTCAGGTTGCAGCAACAACAGATTGAACAAGAGCGCATTGCCTCACAGGAAAGGCAGGCGGTCGCAGCAATGCAGTCCCGAGAGGAGATCGAGGGGCTCAAGATTGGCATCGACATTGCCAAAAACACCGAAGCCAGACCGGCCGAGGGCACAACCAAGGAGCGTAGATGAGCAAAGACCTTCTTCTGTATCTCTCAAAAAAGATACAAGAAGAGATGAATCAGATTGAAAACGATCTACCGATGGGCACGGCAAAGGACATTAGCGACTACAAGTACGCTTGTGGCGTTTACCGTGGCTTGATGGTAGCCAACAACATCTTGGCCGAAACCGCAGACCGGTGGGAGAGCATAGATGAGTGAACTTCTGATCGGCGCAGACCCCGATAATCCAGAAGCAGCTACGGTGTTACCCGACACCGCAGAACGCAAAGCGAAACAGTTGCCCGACCCATCTGGCTACCGGATCCTTTGTGCGATTCCTGAGATTGAAGATGTCTTTGATAGCGGGATTGTTAAAGCAGACATCACGATGCAACACGAGGAGTTACTCACCACGGTGTTGTTTGTGATCAAGCTCGGCCCAGACTGCTACAAAGACGAGAAGCGTTTTCCAAGTGGTCCTTGGTGCAAGGAAGGCGATTTTGTTCTAGTTCGTCCACACGCGGGCACTCGGCTCAAGATTCACGGTCGAGAGTTCCGGATCATTAACGACGATTCTGTCGAGGGAGTGGTAGAAGATCCTCGCGGCATCAGTCGCAAGTAAGGAGAGATCATGAACGATCCCAAACAAATCCCAGAGATTGATGTCGAGCTTGAAGAAACCCAGGTTGAGGTTGAAGACGATACTCCTCCAGAGGATCGTGGTAGGGAGCCTTTGCCTGGTGAGATTGTTAAAGAGCTAGAACAGGACGACCTTGAGGACTACTCGGAAAAGGTCAAGATTCGTCTGAAGCAGATGAAGAAGGTTTGGCACGATGAGCGTCGCGCCAAAGAGGCGGCAGACCGAGAGCGACAAGAAGCGATCGCGTTTGCCCAGCGAGTCTTGGCAGAAAACAAACACCTTAAAGATCGTGTGACCGATGCGGACAAGGAGCGTATTGAGCGTGAGCTTGATAAGGCTCGGCGTGAACATCAAGAAGCGTTTACTGCGGGTGATAGTGAAAGATTGTCCGAAGCCAGTGAAAAACTTGCTTTGGCACGAGTAAAGATGGAAAGCATTCAAAATGCGCCCTCTTTACAAGAAACTGAAGTTCAGGTAAATAATCAACCACAAGTTTCTACGCCGGATCAAAAAGCAGTTTCGTGGCAAGAGCGAAATCGCTGGTTTGGTACAAACCGTCTTATGACGGGAATGGCGTTAGGGCTTCATGAGGAGTTAGTGCAGGAGCATGGCCCTGCCTACGCCTCGACGGATGAATACTACTCACGGATCGACAAAGCGATGCGTGAGCGGTTTCCTGAGCAATTTGAAACGCAGACTGGGGGCGGCAAGCCTAGTCAGCGCACAGACAGCAGACCTGCCACGGTTGTAGCTCCGGCTTCGCGTAGCACTGCCCCCAAAAAGGTGATGCTGAAGCAGAGTCAAGTTGAGCTTGCTCGAAAACTTGGAATCCCGCCCGAAGCCTATGCTCGGGAATACGCAAAGCTACAGGAGCGATGAAATGGCTGAAAACCGACTTGCACGCAGTGTTGAAAACCGAGAAGCATCTATGCGAGTGGAATCGTGGCGTCGCCCAGAGGCGTTGCCCGAGCCCGATAAACAAGCTGGATACCAGTATCGGTGGATTAGGGTGACCTACCTTGGCCGTCCGGACGCCAAGAACATTTCCGCCAAAATGCGGGAAGGTTGGGAGCCGGTGCGGATTGAGGAGCAACCCAAATTTAAGTTCTTCCTTGATCCAGAAAGTCGCTTCAAGGAAAACATTGAGGTCGCTGGATTGTTGCTCTGCAAGATGCCTGAAGACTTTGTTGAGCAGCGTGGTGCTTACTACGCAAAGCAGACAAAGGACAACATGACTGCTGTGGACAACAACTTCATGAAGGAAAACGATCCGAGGATGCCGCTTTTCTCTGAGAAGCAAACCAAGGTTCGTTTTGGCAAAGGCAATTAACTAGGAGTCTCACATGTCTTACCCCTCCGTTGACGGCCCTTACGGGCTTGTTCCGATCAATCTGATCGGCGGTCAGGTGTTTGCCGGTGCAACTCGTCAGATCCCCATTGCATCTGCTTCTGCTACGGCCATCTTTTATGGTGACGTTGTGAAGCTGGCTGACACTGGTCTTCTGACGAAAGAAACCGGCACTGCAACCGCGACCCCGGTTGGTGTGTTTCTTGGCTGTTCGTACACTGACGCCACGTTCGGCAAGGTCTTTCGGCAGTATTACCCCGGTGCTATTACTGCAAGCGACATTGTTGCGTATGTGCAGGACGATCCGGATGCACTGTTCAAAGTTGCTGTGACGAGTGCTGGAACCTCGACGATCAGCTATGTGAATCGCACCGCTGTTGGCAACAACTCGGCGCTGATTCAAGGTACTGGTTCGACGACCACTGGCAACTCGGCTGTTTCGATCAGCGCGACGACTGCGACCACGGCTACGCTGCCGGTTCGCGTCATCGACGTTGTACCCGAGACGGCGATTGCTGGCTATCCCGGCTCGTACACGGAAGTGATCGTGAAGTGGAATGCACCTAACGTCACTAGTCAAACTGTCGCAGGCGGGCATCAGTATCTGAACCCGACCGGCGTTTAAGGAGTGACAAATGGCTATTTCACGCGCACAACTACTGAAAGAGCTGCTCCCTGGACTGAACGCCCTGTTCGGCATGGAGTACGCCCGCTATGGCGAAGAGCACAAGGAGATTTTCGAGACCGAAAGCTCCGAGCGTTCGTTTGAAGAGGAAACCAAACTGTCTGGATTCTCGGCCGCCCCGGTCAAGAACGAGGGCAGCGCGATTGCCTACGATAACGGCCAAGAGGCTTGGACCGCACGCTACACGCACGAGACGATCGCTCTCGGTTTCTCGCTGACGGAAGAGGCCATCGAGGACAACCTCTATGACTCCCTGTCGTCGCGTTACACGAAGGCTCTTGCCCGTGCTATGGCGTACACCAAGCAGACCAAAGCGGCTGCGGTCCTGAACAACGGCTTCAATTCCACCTACAAAGGTGGGGATGGCGTCGAACTGTTCAGCACCGCGCATCCGCTGGTGTCTGGTGGCACCAACTCCAACGAGCCCTCGACCCCGGCAGACCTGAACGAAACCTCCCTTGAGGCGGCTGTCATTCAGATCGCTGGCTGGACCGATGAGCGTGGACTGCTGATTGCGGCCAAACCCCGCAAGCTGATCGTCCCTCCGTCGCTTCAGTTCGTTGCAACCCGCCTGCTCGAAACCGAGTTGCGTGTTGGTACGACTGACAACGACGTAAACGCTCTGAAGACCAACGGGTCGATTCCCGATGGCTACCGTGTCAACCACTTCTTGACTGACCCGGACGCCTGGTTCCTCACCACCGACGTTCCCAACGGACTGAAGCACTTCGTGCGGACTCCGATGAGCACCTCGATGGACGGAGACTTTGATACCGGTAACGTGCGCTACAAGGCACGTGAGAGGTATAGCTTTGGATTCAGCGATCCGTTGGGTGTGTTTGGAAGCCCCGGGGCTTGAGTACACAGGGATCAGGCAACACAAAGGGGGCTTCGGCCCCTTTTGTTATTTGCTTGACACTGAAACACAAACCAAGTAAAAGGTTAGAAACTAGGTATTGCTTGCATCGACTGGCCTAGCAGACGTTGTAGAGACGATGCGAGCTTGTGCTACAACACGAGGTCAAAATGAGCGTTCGTCCTTCTACCACGCAAGGTATCTGGCGTTCGGGTGCTGATGCGTCGCGTCAAGCCTATTGCGGTTCGATGGTTATGACGGCCCAGTTCTACATTGCTGATGTAGGCCCGGCTTCAACTACCAACGTCAAAGTTTCCTCCGCTACCGGTGCTCCCGATCTCATCCTTCCGGCCAATGCGGTTGTGATGTCGGTTGTGGTGAGCGCTGTAACGGATGCAGCCGGATCCTTCGATCTCGGCTGGGCTACCGTGTCTGGTGATGCCTCTGACACCGACGGGCTTGTTGATGGCTACACCAGTGCTGTGGGAACGATCACGGTTGGTACGGCTACTGTTGCCGGCAATGATCTTGGTGTCGCTATGGATACCACCGAGAACGTCTACATCACCGTGACGGATGGAACGTCTGGTGGTGGCACAGCATCGGGTTACTTGGTGTACTACGTCATCGACCCGCTGGTTGGCCAGCAAAGCGTCTAATAGGAGGCTGTTATGCCTTCAATGCAGTATGACGTTAAGTCGCAATATGCGGCATCGTCAGGGGCGATGGTATCGGGCAGGGTGCGTCTAAAAGGCGCTACCTGCTCGGCGGCTGTTACTTCTGCTGGATCGGCAATCTTCCTGAACAATGCCACGCTGTCTGGAACGTATGCGCGTTCCACGACAACGGCAACCCTTACGGTAGCTAAACACGATCTGGTGGTGGGCGAGTGGGTGTACATCGACTTTGCGGCCGGTGGACCCACCGATGGGATTTACCAGGTTGTCACGGTTGCTGATGAGAATACGTTTACGGTCACCGTAGCGGATTCTGGGAACACGTCAGGAGATGTCAGCATCTACAACGATGTCTTGTTGCAGCTCACCGTATCGACCGTCAGCAGTTCAACCGTGGTGATTCCCGGCGAGGGTATTCTCGCGGCAGATGGGATTCGGGTCATCCTGAATAACAGTGTCACAGCCACCATCTTCTATGGGTGATCCATGCAAAGCCAACAAAGTTACACGCTCACGGGACGGCGACTCTTCATAGCTATCCCGGCGTATGACTTCAAAGTCACGCTAAAGCTCGCTATCTCATTGGCCCACTTCATGCAGCAAGCGGGCCAATATGGGATTGAGGTGCAGATCGGAAGCATCTGTGGGTGCTCCGTTGTTTCTAGGGCGCGTAACTTGTTGGCTAAGGACTTCTTGGAGTCCGACTGCACGGATCTCTTGTTCATAGATGCTGACATCAACTTTCATGCGGACGATGTGTTTAGGCTTCTAGCCTGGACCTCGGATCCCAAGAAAGGGATTGTGGCGGGCGTTCCCCGTACTCGAAAGACCAACAAGGTCTATATCGCCACCTTGGATCAAGACGATCAGGGGTTGACGATGAACGGTATGGGGCTTGTTCGTGCGACCCGTGTTGCAACGGCATTCATGATGGTGCGGCGAGATGTGTTTGAGAAGCTCGTTGCGAATCACCCGGAATGGTCGTATCGAGATGACAACTCTGGCCGTGATCTACATGCCATCTTTGACTTCAAGGTAACTCCAGAGGGCTACATTGGAGAGGACTTCCTCTTCTGCGATCGCACTCGGGAGTTGGGCTTTGAGGTCTGGATTGATCCAACAATCAAGCTGGGTCACATGGGTGTACAGGAGTACGAAGGCGACTTCGGCAAAGACTGCCTGTATCCCATGATTGTTCCGCAGGCGGCATGACATGGCCAAGAAAGGGATGGGTATTGCGACCTCAGTGAAGTCGGGCAACTTTCGTCCGACAAAGCAGGGCGCTGGCATGACCGAGAAGGGTGTCAAAGCGTATCGCAAGGCTAATCCCGGTTCAAAACTTCAGACCGCTGTGACGGAGGACAAGCCATCTCCGGAGAGGGCAAAGCGGCGTAAGTCGTTCTGTGCCCGGTCTGCCGGTCAGATGAAGATGTTCCCCGAAGCAGCCAAAGACCCCAACAGCCGTATTCGGCAAGCTAGACGTAGGTGGAAGTGCTGAAATGAGCGACATCAACCCAAAGGAGTTTGGTGCCTTGGAAGCCGACGTGCGTAACCTGATGACAGAGATTCACCTGCTTCGTCAGGACATGAAAGTCATGCAAGCCACGATCGACCAGGCCAAGGGTGGCATTTGGGTCGTTATGGCCGTGGCGGGAACATTGGGCAGCGCAATCACGTTAGGCGTGAAGCGTCTGTTTGGAGGGTGACGTGGTGCCTTCCAAGACCCGTCGTCAACACATGTTTATGGAAGCCGTGTCGCATAACCCGGCTTTTGCGAAAAAAGTGGGCGTTCCACAGTCCGTGGGGCGTGAATTTGTCCAGGCCGACAAGGGCCGTAAATTTGCAGAGGGTGGTGAAATGAAAGAGTCCAAAGCGATGATGCAAAAGGAAGTGGCTTTCATGAAGAAGAAAGGCGCTCCCAAGCCCCTGATCAAGCACGAGATGGCTGAGATGAAAGGAATGAAGTACGGCGGCAAGGTCAAGAAGATGGCTTCTGGTGGTCTTGCTGCTGGTCACAAGAGTGCTGATGGTGTTGCCACCAAAGGCAAGACCAAAGGCATGCAAGTGAAGATGCGTAAAGGCGGGATGTGCTGAGATGGCTACCCGAGGCAAACAGCGTGTTGTCGGCCCGTTTGAGGCGGTAACCCCTCCCGACATGGGTGAGGACGAGAAGGCTGCACGAGACGTCAAGCCTGCTCCTCCGGTGCCCACAACCCCCTCTCCCGAGGCACAGAAGAAGCTGGAGGAGATGGACCGGGATCGGCGTGAGCGCAAGAAGATGGATCGTGCTTACGAGCGGTCGCGGAGTAACCCGGACTTTGCCAAGGGCGGCAAGGTCAGTTCGGCTTCCAAGCGAGCTGATGGTTGTGCGATGCGTGGCAAAACCAAGGGTCGCATGGTATGAGAATGTCCCGAGGCATGGGGGTCATCAACCCCGCCAAGATTCGTTCCATCAAGAAGCGCGATGGGAATGAGCCGGTGATGTTGTTCGCTGAAGGCGGCGAATCACGGGTGAACGAGGCGGGGAATTACACCAAGCCTGGGATGAGGAAGCGACTGTTTGAAAGCATCAAGGCCGGTGGTAAAGGCGGAGCTCCGGGACAGTGGAGCGCCCGCAAAGCACAGATGTTAGCCCAGCAGTATAAGAGCAAGGGCGGGGGTTATCGTGGCTGAGAAATGGATTCAGAAGGCGATCTCAAAGCCTGGTTCTCTGCGTAAGGCGCTGGGGGTGAAGGCCGGGGACAAGATCCCTGCCAAGAAGCTGGCGGCGGCAGCAAAGAAGCCGGGTAAGTTGGGTCAACGTGCACGACTGGCAAAGACGCTCAAGAGTTTCAAGTGAAGGTTTCGCGGTTTCCTGTATTTGACGGTAACGGCAATGTGTTCGATTGGATTCTGGTAGAAGCCAAAAAGTTGCGTAAGGTGCGTCATCAGGAGAATCGTAATGCTGCGAAAGCCGCAAGAGAGTCTAAGAAAGTGGAGCTCAGAAAACTGGCGCACGAAGAGCGGAAAGCCATCGACGCAAGGGCCAAAGGCGACGGGCGAGCGTTACCTACCTGAAGCCGCGATCAAGGCGTTGAGCCCGCAGGAGTATGCGGCTACTACAAAGGCCAAGCGTAAGGGCAAAGCGGCAGGAAAGCAGTTTGTAGCGCAGCCCAAAGGTATTGCCAAGAAAACCGCAAGGTTTAGGAAGTAAGATGAGCACATCTGGAACCACCGCATTCAACCTTGACCTGAACAGTCTGGTCGAGGAGGCGTTTGAGCGCGCCGGCAGAGAGGTGCGTTCCGGTTATGACATGCGTACCGCTCGTCGCAGTCTGAACCTGATGACGATTGAGTGGGCCAACCGGGGGATCAACCTCTGGACGATTGAGCAGGGTGCTATTGCTCTCAACCAAGCTCAGATCACGTATGCCCTTCCGATCGATACGATTGACCTGTTGGATCAGGTGGTTCGGACGCAAAGTGGGCTGAATCAGACCGACATCAACATCACGCGGATCAGCGTATCAACCTACGCTACGATCCCGAATAAGAACGCTCAGGGACGTCCTATTCAGGTCTGGATCAATCGGCAGTCTGGTGCGACCAGTGCAACCGGATTGACCTTGGATGGTGGGATCAATGATGCCGTGACCACGATTACGCTGGATTCAACAGACGGCTTGTCGGCGGTCGGATATGTCAAGATTGGAACTGAGATCATCAGCTATACGGGGAAAACCTCGACAACCTTGACTGGATGTCTCAGGGGTCAAGCCGGTACAACGGCAGCGAGCCATGCAGACAATGCTGCGGTATCGGTGCCGTTTCTTCCCAACATCAACGTCTGGCCATCGCCGGATCAGAGCGATTACTACACCTTTGTCTACTGGCGCTTGAAACGAATTCAAGACGCTGGAAACGGCCCTACGGACCAACAGATTCCATTCAGGTTCCTGAACTGCATGGTGGCTGGATTGGCGTACTACATCGCCATGAAGATTCCCGAGGGCCAGGACAAGTTGGACAGGTTGAAGCTGGATTATGCAGAGCAGTGGATGCTTGCGGCTGATGAAGACCGTGAGAAGGCTGCGCTGCGTCTGGCACCACGGCAGATGTTCTTCTAATCATGCCTAATAGGTTTGCATCTGGGGTTTACGAGGTCGTGCATGTGCCGTCTGGTCGGCGCTATATAGGCTCGTCCCGTGATGTTCCCAAAAGACTGCGCCAACACCGGTCAGCTTTGGTGGCTAACCTACATCATTCAAAGTATTTGCAACGAGTTTGGAACAAGTATCCTGCCGATCAATTTAGGTTCCAGTTGATTGTTATTTGCGATCCTAGTCACTTGTTGATGTACGAACAGCTTTGCATAGATCATCTAAATTCAGAGCTTAATGCCGCCCGAAGTGCGTCAGCGCCAGTGATAGCCGGTCAAAAACTGCCTAAAGAATGGGCAGAAAAGGTGCGTGCCACAGTAGTGGCTAGATATGCGTCTGGATTTAAAGTCGTACACCCGCCAAGATCCGAAGAGTACCGGCAATCTGTGTCTGTTCAATCTAAAGCTCGTTGGGAAGACGAGCAGCTTCGGAAGATCAACACAGAGGCGATACGCAAGGCAATGACGGATGAGGAGCGAGCCCAACGCAAAGAGCGAACTCGCAAGCTATGGGAAGATCCAGAGTATCGTGCCAAGGCCGTAGCCGTACGCAAAGGCAAAGCCTATAACGCAGGCTACAAATGCACTCCTGAGCAGGTAGAGACTAGGCGGCGGAATGCTCGTATCATGCACACTAAGCGGCGTTTTCCAGACAACTGGAAGGAGCAATACGTACTCTTGTACCCGGAGAACGCAGGAGACGTAAATGCCTAATAGGTTTGCGTCAGGGCGCTGGGCCATCGCTCAATGTGATCGGTGCAATTTCCGCTACAAGCTGAAAGAGTTGAAACAACTGGTCATTAAGACCAAGAACGTGAACTTGTTGGTGTGTCCAACCTGTTGGGAGCCTGATCAGCCGCAGCTTCAGTTGGGGATGTATCCGGTAGATGATCCGCAGGCGTTGAGGAATCCTCGGCCGGATAACAGCTACATCACCTCTGGATTGAATGGATTGCAGACTGATCCATTGACAGCTCCGACGACCAGTACAGAGGCGTTTGGTACACCGGAGGGTGGTAGCAGGATTATTCAGTGGGGATGGAATCCTGTGGGTCTAAACAATCCGTTGCAACTTGTGGGTTTGGAGGATAATCTCCAAGCACAAGGTTCAGTGGGAACCGTGACCATTACGGTCAGTTAGGAGTGATCATGAAGAAGTACATGTCAGGCGGTGACGTTAAGCAGGTGAAAAAGATCGCCAAGGCCGAGGTTGCGGGCCATGAGAAGCGGATGCACAAGTACGCCAAGGGTGGTGTGACGAACGTCCAGCGCAAGCAGTACGGCCGCAACATGGCTCGTGTCATGAACCAGCGGAGTGGATCATGAGCAAGGCTAACGATCAGTGCCATTTCTTCCCGGTGGATACTAAAGATCCGATTGGGAAGTACACTCAGCCCCGTCAGTACACCGATACGATGGGTAAGAATGGCTATCCGAATGCCATTGCTAATACTCAAACCTTGCGTACCCGTGGGACGAAGAACACGACTCGTGGGAACAGCAGCTCGACCAAGATGGGTTGAACGTGAACTACGCGACGCTCTTTGAGACGATTAAGGGGTACCTGGAGAATGACTTCCCAAGTACCACCTGGACGGATTCGGCTGAAACCGGGACGGTGACCTTTTCGTCAACTGAGCAGATCAACACGTTTATCAAGCAGGCCGAACAGCGGATCTATAACACGGTCCAGCTTCCGGCGCTTCGGAAGAACGTGACAGGCAACTGTACGATCAGTAACAAGTACCTTGCCATGCCGTCGGATTGGCTGGCTATGTTCTCGTTGTCGATCATTCGAGCTGATGGTTCTCAGCATTTCCTGTTGAACAAAGATGTTGAATACATCCGTGAATCGTTCCCCAGTCCGTCTGACACTGGGGAGCCGACGCACTATGCCATCTTTGACAACGATACGATGATCCTGGGTCCGACGCCCGATGCTTCGTACAGTATGGAGATGCACTACTACTATTACCCAGAATCGATCGTGACTGCGAACACGACGTGGCTGGGTGATCACTTTGACAGCACCTTGCTTTACGGATCACTGATTGAAGGGTACACGTTCATGAAGGGTGAAACCGACATGATTGCGCTGTACACGAAGCGGTATGAAGAGGCTATGGTGTTGCTCAAGAAACTTGGCGATGGCAAGGATCGTCAAGACACCTATCGGTCTGGACAAGTGAGGTATCAAGTCACATGATTATGAATGACGTTGGAGTTCTGCTTGGCGGGCTCGTTCAAGTACAGACGACACAAAACCGTGGGTTAACAGCCGAGGAAGTCGCGGAGCGTGCCGTTGATCGAATCATCTCGGTGGGGCAGAACTCTCATCCGGCTATTCGTGATCAAGCTCAGGCGTTCAGGGAACATATTCAAGCAGTAGTCACCTTCTACATGAAGGAAGCGATCAAGAACGATCGGGCTACGCTTGCTATCAGGCTTCGGGATGCGGGTCATCCTGAATTAACCACTCTTCTGGAGAAATAACATGGCCTTTACCGGCAACTTTATGTGTACCAGCTTCAAGGTTGAGCTGATGCGCGCTATTCACAACTTTACGGCCAGCACTGGCAACACGTTCAAGCTGGCGATGTACACCAACAGCGCATCGTTCACCGCAGCAACCACGGCGTACACCACGTCCAACGAGGTCACGGCCTCGGGTTCGTACTCGGCTGGCGGCGGCACTCTTACCAATGTCACCCCGACCAGCTCTGGCACCACGGCGTTCACGGACTTTGCAGACATCAGCTTTACCACGGCCACCATCACGGCTCGTGGCGCTTTGATTTACAACGACACGGCTACTGGTGATCCGACGGTTGTGGTGCTGGACTTCGGCTCGGACAAGACCTCGACCTCTGGCACCTTCCAGGTGATCTTCCCGGCAGCCGATGCTTCGAACGCGATCATTAGGATTGCTTAATGGCGCTTGTAATCAAGGATCGGGTCAAAGAAACCAGCACGACCACTGGCACGGGGACTTTTACCCTTGCCGGTGCCGTTGCTGGGTTTCAATCGTTCTCGGTGATTGGCAACGCTAACACTACGTATTACGCCATTACTGCGGGCACAAGCTGGGAGGTTGGTATCGGAACGTACACGTTGTCCGGTACCACTCTGAGCAGAGACACGATCCTTGAGTCAAGCAACAGCGGGTCAGCGGTGGATTGGGCGGCGGGCACTAAAGAAGTGTTTGTCACCTACCCCGCTGAACGCGCAGTTGCAACGGACTTAGAGCAAACCCTTAGTAACAAGACCATCACCAATCTGATCTTTGATGGTGATTACACGGAAGAGGTTTTTACCATCACAGATGGTGCTTCCGTAGATTTAGATCCGTCCAATGGCACGGTCCAACTATGGACGCTAGGTGCTAGTAGGTCTCCTACAGCCACGGGGTTTGCAGCCGGCCAATCAATGACGCTTATGGTCAATGATGGTTCGGCATACACAATCACATGGCCCTCAGTCACTTGGGCAGGAGGATCTCCGCCTACATTGGCGACCTCCGGGTACACCGTGATTGAGCTATGGAAGGTGAGCACGACTCTTTACGGAGCCTTGGTCGGGAGCGTGGCATAGTGCTGCTCCCTCATGCCCTAAGAGCCGTCAATAAAGTTACTCCACCTGTGTATGTCGGCGGCGTCACCCAAGGCTTTTTGGGTTCTACGACTATTGCAGGTTATACAATTTCTCTTACTTCCTTAACTGGTGGCGTTGCATCTCAGCCAGCAGAAGGCGATGTAATTGTTGTGGTGTTTTCAACAGGATCTGTCAGTAATCGTCAGATTAAGATGATTACATCAGGGTACTTAATTGTTGGCACCAAGGCTTATGTCAACGATACCTATGACAACAACTTGTTTGTCGCGGTCAAAGTTGCGGGTGCAAGCGAAACCTCGGTTAACACATCAGCATCGGGTTCTGGAAACGATTCAGCAGCGATTGCGGTTCAGGTTTGGCGCAATGTTGATACAGACATTATTGTTGAACAGCTTGCTCAAGCCTCTGGAACCGATACGGCTCTAATCAATCCGCCGTCTATCACGCCTATTACTCAGAAGGCCATGATATTGGCAGGCGGCGGTAGTGCTCATATCACCAGCCTTACGTACAACACGCCATCTGAGTTAAGCAACTTCATTCAAACGAATGGTTTGGATGACACTTACGATACTACGGTGGCCGTGGGCAGCGTAGTGTGGAACTCGGGTGCTGTAGATGTTGGCGCTTTTTCGTTGAGCTCAGGAACAAATTCAACGAGCTACAGTTACAACTCATTTGCATTTGCTCTAAAGCCTGGGCCTACACAATCGTCGAACTATCCGACTATTGTGGATGCTACAAGTGCATCCGGCACCAATTCCACCGCAACAGTCACCAAGCCAACGGGAACGGCCAGCGGAGACTTGGTTGTCATCATCGTGGTGGTCGCTCAGAATAGTCCGCTTGTGTTTACAGGACCGAGTGGATTCTCAACGGCTGACACCTATGACGGCACCGCCTTGGTGAAATACGTGTATACCAAGGTGGCTGGAGGTAGCGAGCCTGCGGATTACAGCGTTTCGTGGACGAAATCCGGATCTCCAGTCAGTCAGGCGTTTTCAATCGCTTGCATTACGTTAAGAGATGCAACGACGACGGGAGCTGTGTACGGGACTAATGCCGAAGCCACAACAAACACACCATCGGCTTCTGGACTGACGCTATCGTCCAGGGGCATGTTGATTTCTTTTTATGCCTCGTCTTCTGCATCAACAGAGGTTTACGGGGCATCGCTATCAACGCTTACAGAGAATACTGCTGTCAGCACAATCTCCATCTTTTTGTACACACGCAAGCAGATGGCGGTTAACACGTCAGCACTAAGCATGGTGGCTGGAACCAGTACCACTTATGTGTCTCAGCAACTTTTCTTCCCGAGGTCTTAGATGTCATATATTTTGATCAAGGACGGATCAATGGTTTATCCGTTTGATCTGTATATGTTACAAGGCCACTACCCCAACACCAGCTTTCCGGATGACCTGTCGAGGATCAATCTTGCGGAGCTTGGGGTATTTCCTTTGATTACTAACCCACAGCCCGCGCATGACCCAATGGTTCAGAGCGTTGTACTTGGTGTGCCGGTTCAACAAAACGGTCAGTGGGTGCGTGATTGGGTGGTTGAGTCTAAGCCAGTAGACGTGGCTGCGCGAAACATTCGTAACAAACGCAATGACTTGTTGAGTGCAAGCGACTGGACGCAATTAGCTGATGCGTCCGTTGATAAGACAAGTTGGGCGCAATACCGGCAAGCCTTGCGCGATCTGCCTAGTCAGTCGGGCTTTCCGTACTCGATTACTTGGCCGGTCGCTCCATAGACGGTATGGCGGTGGTTCTGTACCATGTACAGGTGGCCGCATAATCAGTAAGGGTTTGAGAAACCGAAATGTTCGGGTTCCAGTCATTTGCGGGCGCGCCGTTTGCATCCACCGCAGCCGAAACCGAAGTTAATGTTAACGTCGGGTTTTCTGGCTGGGGTGCGTCTGGCGTTACCTGGGGTGAAGACCCTTGGGGGGAAAGTCTTGCCTCGTTACCGCTTGGCACCGGACAGGTTGGTAGTGTAACCGTTCAGGGCGATGCCAATGTTGATGTGACCGGAGTGTCCGCTACTGGGCAGGTAGGTTCGGTTACGGTTTCTGGTGCGGCAGATGTTTCTGTGACCGGATTGTCCGCAACCGGTCAAGTGGGCAACGTCACTGTCACAGGCGATGCCAATGTTGATGTGACTGGTCTATCTGCTACGGGGCAGGTTGGATCAGTTACGGTCAATACGGGTACCGATGTCGATGTCACCGGGCTCTCGGCTACCGGCCAAGTTGGATCGGTAACTGTCACCGGTGATGCCAATGTTTCCACCACAGGCTCATCTGGAACGGGCGAAGTTGGCAGCGTTACTGTTACGGCCAGCACGGATGTGCCGGTCACCGGACTGTCGGCTACCGGGCAAGTCGGATCCGTTACTGTTACTGGTGATGCTGATGTCAGTGTTACCGGGCTATCGGCTACTGGGTTTGTTGGGTCCGTTACTGTTACCGGTGATGCCAACACCACTGTTACCGGCGTATCGGGTACGGGTCAGGTTGGTTCGGTTACTGTTACAGCAGACGCGGATGTCAACGTCACCGGTCTTGCTGCGACTGGGCAGGTTGGCTCTGTAACGGTTACTGGTGACGCTAATGTCACGCTGACAGGTGTATCGGCAACCGGACAAGTAGGCTCGGTTACTGTTGAAGCTGCTGCGATTGTCAATGTCACAGGGCTTTCAGCGACTGGACAAGTAGGCTCGGTCACAGTCACGGCGGATGCAAATGTTGATGTCACTGGGGTCTCTGCAACTGGACAAGTTGGATCTGTCACGGTTACAGGAGCGGCCGATGTTGATGTAACAGGACTAAGCGCCACAGGCCAAGTTGGATCTGTAGCAGTTG